CGATTTTACTGCTCTGAACGACCCAAAGGCGGCGGGAAGTTCGGAATCCTTCGTGACCAAGAATGGGACCGTGAGCGAAAGCAATACCACTGCAAAGCCACGCCGGGCAATGCAGAGGCTTTACGGTTGCTTGGGTTCAAGGTGAATACGCTTCCGGCGACTACCAAAGAAGCTCCCGTCAACGGCAAAGCTTCGTTGCGGCTGCCCTTCGTCAAGAAGCTGAGGCCATACCAAGTCGAAGGTGTCCTGCAAATCGAGCGGTGGGGTGGACGTGCTCTGTTGGCTGATGACATGGGTTTGGGGAAGACCATCCAAGTTCTGGCTTGGCTCTCCGGCCACCCCGAAGCTCGTCCATTCGTAGTAATCTGCCCGACTTGCGCAAAGCTGAATTGGGAGGATGAAATCAAGCGCTGGCTCCCGAAGGAAAGCGTCGAAGTGCTATACGGGACGACGCCTTACGAACTGCGCGTATTCCCTGGAGATTCGGGGGTATTTGGGGCGACCCCGTCAAATCGCTTTGAGCGAGGGTCCCAATGCCCTTCTATAAAGAACGCTGAAGCCCCTCAAAAGGGCATTTGTGGCCCGGCAAACTCGTTCATCCTGAACTACGAGATTGCTATACATTGGGTAGATGCTCTCAAAACAATCAAGCCAAGAGTAGTGATAATCGATGAGGCTCACTATATCAGGAACTTGCACACGGGGCGGCGTCGGAAAACTCCGGACAGATTGGGGAGGGTGATGGAGTACACCCAACGGACAGACGCTACACTACGGATAAGCAAACAAGATTCCGTCCGGCACGTTCTCGCGCTCACCGGAAGTCCCTTGATGAACAAGCCGATGGATTTGTACATCATTTTGAAACTCCTTTGCCCGAAAACCTTCTCAAACAAATTCGAATTTGGGATGCAGTTTTGTGCCCCGGAATTGGACAAATGGTCTGGAAGCTTGTCGTTCGACGGTAGCAGCAATCCGGAGGAACTGAACAAACTTCTGCGAGAGAACGTTATGATCAGACGTTTGAAAGGCGACGTGCTCAAAGAGCTTCCTCCGAAGCAGCGAACGTTGGTGAAGTTGAACATTGATAATCGGAACGAGTACCGCGAGCTGGAAGCAGCATACGATATTCTTCCGATGGTTCGAGTAAACAAGCTTCGTCAAGTTGTGGCGCTGGGGAAATTCAAGGCTGCTCTCGAATGGGTCGACAGCTTCCTCGAGACCGGTCAAAAGTTGATCTTGTATTGCTACCATCGTGCGGTCGGGGAGGCCTTTACCGAAAGGTACTCAAAGATCTGTGTGCAGTATAGCGGCGGCATGGACGAAAAAGCAAGGTGGGCGGCAATCAAGCAGTTTCAAGAAGACCCCGATACCCTGCTTTTTGTGGGGTCGATCATGGCGTGCGGCGTCGCCATCAATTTGACAGCGGCGAGCCATGTCGCCGTCTACGAATTCCCGTGGAGCCCCTCACATCTCAAGCAAGCAGAAGACCGAGCGCACCGTTTTGGGCAAAAGGGTGCGGTCAATATCTGGTTTTTGATGGCTCCCAATACGGTTGATGAGGACATGCATGGGACGCTCGTGGGGAAAGACGATGTCGCCGGGGCCGTGCTTGATAATAACCTCAGCAGGGAGGAGGCTATGGGGCTTGTTTTGAAGGCGATGCGTTCAAGAATAAACGCTGAGAACAAAAAGAATATCTAGCATTACTGAGTGGATTATGCTAACATCTATACGTGGCCTAAAAACTAACCAGGGGATACAGAATGAGACAGATGCTAGTCGATTTGATGACGGATCACGAGCTTTTGATTTGCTCGATTGCCAATAAGATGGGAGAACGTCTTGGCTACGATGACATAGACGAGCTCATCAGTTTCAGCAGAGACTTCGTGGTGAAGAAGGCTTCCAAGTGGGACCCTTCACGAGGGAAGTTTTCGACGTTCATAACTTGGATCCTGCGGAATGCGATCATCGATTACGTTGGCCGGAACCGGAGGCTCATCCCGCTGAGCAGCACCGTCACCAAGGACGGCGAGACTACGGATTGGATTGAGGACATTCCGGACGAAAAGGCGGACGCGATACCCAGCCGCCTGAGCGACCTGCTCAGTAACGTCAGCGAAGCCGCTCGCGAAGTTCTTCATGTTTGCTTGAGCATCGAGCTGGGGGACGTGTTTGGCAAGCGCCCGGCCATCGAAAAAGTTCGCCAAGAGATGATTGCTCGCGGATGGGACCGGAGGAAGACCCACGTCGTGTTCGGCGAAATTTCCGACGTTATCAAGGATTGGTAAGATGCGAGGTTACGATCTTGAGCGGTTGTTTTCAGACAACGCCGTGCCCCATACCTCGGCAAACCGACGTGGTTGGGTTACGCTCGATTGTCCGAATTGCGGCGGTGTTGGACGCCTCGGTTGGCACCAGCAGCGTCAAATGTTCTTTTGCTGGATGTGTAAACGATTACCATTCGACCGCACGCTGAAACAAGTATCCGGAAGAAGCTTGCAGGAGCTTGCCGGGCTTCTTGAGCGCTACAAAGGGTGGGTAGAAGTCGGCGAGGAGAACGAGCGTCCGAAGGGTGGGGCGGCTGTTCTAAAATTCCCCGCTTACACGAGCGCGTTGATCGGTAGCCACAAGCGGTATCTGAAAGAGAGGGGCCTCGACTACGAGCAGGTCATCGCCGAGTTCGGAGAAATCTACGGAACACCTGGTTATGCTCCTTTGTTACCCAACCGGCTCGTAGCTCCTTTATATCTGGATGGACAAGCGGTAAGCTATCAGGCACGAAATATCTTGAAGGAATGTCCGAAGGCGCGGCGTTACCACACGTGCCCACCGGAAGAGGAGATTGTTTATCACCGCTCGACCGTTTATGGGCTGGACGCTTGTCGCGGAATGTCCTGTGTCGTTGTCGAGGGTCTATTCGATGTCTGGAAGTTAGGCCCGGGAGCCGTCCATACATTTGGGGTTGCTTGGCTTCCCGCTCAGCTTTTGACGATTGCCAAAAGGTTCAAACGCGTCTTTGTGATGTATGATTCGAAGGGCGAGGATGACCCACGCGGTTTAGCTCAGAGAGCGGGGAAAGAGCTCGCTGCCGGTCTTGCTGGCTTGGGAGTCGACGCGGCAACCATCGACCCCGAGGACGCAAAAGACCCAGGAGCATGGAAGCTCGAAGACGCTCGCCGTATAATGCACGAACTACTAGGAGGCATTTCATGAAAATCAGATACACCGATTTCAAATTCAGTAAGAAGACGCTAGACGTCATCGAACAAGCCGACAGCGTCATACAGGACTATCAGGGGCAAGATTTCGTATGATTCTCCACTTCGGAGACTACGGCCCTTCCGGCATTGATATGTCGAGAGACATTGTTGATCGTCTAGGCACGTTCGGGGCACACCTACGAATGGACCGCCTCGCGTTGAACATCGACCAGGTCCGGAAATACAATCCTCCGCCAAACCCGGCCAAGGTAACGGACAGCAGATTCGCCTCTTACGCTGAAGAGTTTGGAGCAGAGTCTTGGGAACTTGACGCCCTCGAGCCCTCGGCATTGATAAAGCTGGCCGAGGACGCCGTTTTGAAAGTGCTCGACGGCGTCGGGTGGGAAGCTACTCTCAGAACTGAAAGAACCGATCGTTCGTTGCTCAAGAAAGTCGCTTTGCGTTGGGAGGAAGTCGTAGAGTTTTTGGAAGACGAATAAAAGAATTCTAAAATAAACTCGCCGAATCGGTGAGTTCAATCGTATAATGAGTGTTGGGGCAAAGAGGCCGAACAGGAACATCAACCAAGGAGAAGCAAAATGGCAAAGAAAACCATAGGAGCCGTCAAAGGCGCCAAGAAAGCAACCAAGAAAGAGGTCGTGAAGAATCGCGCCGAGGAGATTCTCAAAGACCTTCCGAAAGATCCCGCTGAGTTCACGCTTGACAATCTCAAGACGATGGTCGCTCGCTACAACGAGGTCAAAGATGAGTTGACCGAAGCCGAGAACGACCAGATCACAGCGATCGGCAAACCCGCTGCTACCCGTCTGAAGGCAGAGGAGAAGGCCAAGGAGAAGGCTCAGGCCGCCGCCTCGAAGAAGGCCAAAGAAAAGACCAAAGCGCCCGTCACGAAGATCGACCGGCTTCTCCTCCTCGAAGCCTGTCCACTCGATGAGCAGGACTTTGTTCAGCTCGCGACCGAGATGAACGAAGTCATGAGCCTCACACCACCGATCGACGTAAACGGGCCTCCCGAAGTTCGCCTTGAGCGGATCACGGAAGAGGGCAAGACCCTTCGCGTCGAGGACTTCAGCGGCAAAGAGGGAGAAGAGGATGCTCCCACTTTCACCAAGAAAGCAGCCGCCATCCTGCGCGAGCTGGGGATTGCCATTCCTGGCGAGGCGAAGATCGAGAAACCCGCAGTGACACGCAGCCGCGTCAAGGCCATCTGGAAGCTCGACGAAGCCAAGCTCCCCCCTCCGTTGCCCGAAGGCGCGAAGGCGAACAACGTGACGCTCGCCCTCCGGATCTTCCTCGCCGCTGACGGCGTGATTTCCGACATGGACCTCATGGACGCCGTTGCCGCTGCTGGCGGCAAGATTACCAAAGGCACGGCTGTAGCTTACAACTACGACTTCATCCGCGACTTCTACCCGAAATACCGGTAAGTCCGGCAGACGCCCGGCCTCCTACGCTAACCCCGTAGGAGGCTTTTCTTCTATAGAGGAGGTTAGAATGCGAATTGAAGAAATGTCTTTGGAGCAGCTCACGAGAGGGTTCGGGTCGGTCTTGCCGGAGCATTGGACCACGTGGAGCAAGTTTTACGATATCTAGTTTGCTCAGCGAAAGACGCCTCGCTATTACCAATCCCTGTTCGCTCTCGGACAGTTTCCGAAGAATTTCCTTTGGGGGATTGTTCTTCTAGGAGCAGACTATGTTGACACCGATACAAGAAGTCGAGTACAAGGGATTACCATTATTCCTCAAACGTGATGATCTGTTCGAGGTTGCCGGGGTCCTGGGAGGTAAGGTTCGAACGTGCTGGCACATCGCAACCCACCCCAATGTCCCCATAGGCCTGATCACAGCGGGCTCGCGGCATTCCCCTCAAGTCCTCATCGTCGCGAAGATCGCCAAAGAGCTCGGTATCCCTTGTCGCGTCCACGTCCCGGCGGGAGAAGAAACACCAGAGATCCTTCTTTCACGGGAAGCCGGTGCCGAGGTGTTTGGGCATCGGCCTGGGTATAATTCAGTGATCTGCGCCAGAGCCGAGGAGGACGCCCGTATGATGGGTCGAGCGGGCTGGCGGTACGTTCCTTTTGGAATGAGATGTGAGGAAGCGATTACCATGACGGCCGGACAAGTCAGCCCACCGGACCCACGAACAAAGAGGATCGTGGTGCCTGTTGGTTCAGCGATGAGTTTTTGTGGAATTTTGAACGGTCTCTTGAAGATAGGTTGGGGAGCGATCACGGTTCTTGGGGTTCGCGTAGGCGCGGACCCTACCCCCATTATCAAATTCTACGCACCGGCGTACAGCAACTTCGGGATTGTGAGAGCGGCTGTTTCTTATGACACTCATATCGAAGCTGAGATTTGCGGCATTTCATTGGACCCCGTCTACGAGGCAAAGTGCCTCCCGTTCATTGAACCCTACGATCTGTTTTGGCTCGTAGGCCATCGAGGTTCTTTATTGAAGGAGGAAGAGAATGTCTAGAGGAATGTTTGGATTACCACGCGTGTTCCCTCGAATGGATCAAGACCGTCTGCGGAGGTTGCTGTTCAGGATATTGGTCACCGAACCGAGAAGACCCCGTAGACCAAAGACGGCCTTGCCCGATGTTGGGACCCGAGGGTTGTGTATTATCAAAAAGCAGATATGCCTGTTGGGTGTCTGCTCTACCCTTTGGTGGTCGACAAGCGGGGACTTATTGGCATACACGTTTGGGCTTGTTTCAAAGAACGGAACTGCAAAGGAGCTTTCGGAAAAGGCCCGATGGTGCTTGTTTCCCTGAAGGCGTGCCTCGTGGCTCTGTTCGGGGAGGAGCAGTACGAGAGGGTTCTCAAAGACGTGCTCGCCGGGAATGACAGCTATTTTGATGTCCCCGAAGAGCTTGCTTTCGCTCTGGAAGTAGAGGAGGAGCTTATCGAGAAAGGCCTCCTACCACATCCGCGAGGAAAGACGGAAGAGCTTCGTGAACAGTACAAACATCTACGAGCGCCCTGGCGAGATGTTTGAATCGTATAATGAACACAAGGAGAATGAAGATGCAAAAGAAGAAACGTTTTTCGGTTTTGGGGAGCGACTTGTTCGGGGAGGTTTCAGTTTCCGAGAAGGACGGTGCTCTCGTCCAACGCTTCAAAGCACCGCCTTTTGCTGTGTTTGACGCACGGCAGGGTTATTGGCAATCGCGTAAACGGGCCTGGATCGGCATTGGGCTCAGATCCGAACTTGGTCGTGGCGAGCATCTCGTAGGGGAGTCGGGCTTATACGCGGGAAACAGCGCGAAGTGGGGAAACCGCGGCCCGAGGGTTGTGAAGGTGAAGGACGGCAACGTTACTGGTCTTGGTAATATGCGGGGGGTCCCAGGCAAGAACCCAATGCCCACACGTGACCCCGTCACAGGCAAAATCGTCCGGTCGGGTGGTCCTAACCTACGTCCGTTGGCAGAGAAGTTTGCTACGAAGCCGTTGACCTATTGCACCGGAATTGGGCAAAGCGCAAATTGGAGCGACTCCAGTGTTGACTTTACCGAGAAGGTCCTGGAGGTTGCCGGGACCGGAACAAGCATCTTCGATCCGGTGCTCTGCGAGCTTCTCTACGATTGGTTCTGTCCACAGGGAGGGGTGATCCTCGATCCTTTCGCCGGAGGCAGCGTGCGCGGCATTGTAGCGGCGAAATTGGGGTTCCGTTACTGGGGGAATGATTTGGCCGTCGAGCAGATCGAAGCGAACAACGAACAGAAGTTGAAGCTTTGCACGCCCGAAGAGGTCGACCGTATTCGATGGTCCAGCGGAGACTCTTTGGTAATGGTACCGGAAGCACCGAATTGCGATTTCGTGTTTTCCTGCCCACCCTATGGAAGCCTCGAGGTCTACAGCGACGACCCTAACGATCTTTCGACCATGAGCTATGATGGTTTCCTTGACATCTACAGGCAGATTATCAAAGCGGCCTGCGCGAAGCTTCGCAACAATCGTTTCGCTTGTTTCGTCGTAGGCAACTTCCGAGACAAGGAGGGGAAATACAATATCCTGTCCGACGATACTTCCAGAGCCTTCCGTGCGGCGGGGCTTGAGCTCTACAATGACGGGATCCTGATAACTGCCACCGGTTCGCTCCCCCTCCGCGTGGCTCAGGCTTTCAAGGCGACACGAAAACTCGGACGGGGACATCAAAATGTTTTGGTCTTTGTCAAAGGCGATCCTCGTAAAGCAACTGAGGCGATCGGGAACGTAAAATAGACATGGAACCAAAAATAGACATACACGCAGATCGCATGGCCAAGTTGCTCAGGCTCATAGGCCTGGCGGCATTACCCCCTCGGACGCTGATTTCTTTCCAGAGCAAAGAGCGCCCGAACAAGTTCTACCCGATCCGATTTTCAAAACCAGGACCAGTTGGGCTTGAGGAGATCGTAGACCCGAAGCAGAATTGGTGGGTCGTGGTGATTATGTTTTCACACGAGGAGTGCTACATGTGGGCTCGGTTCCCGGCACATCAGTTCCGGAAGAGTGAGTGGAGCCTGGATGGTAAAATTTCGTATGTAACGGTGCTTGCTACGGATGTAGCACGCGCAATGATTCCGTTGGAAGGGGACCCAGGAGCGTTGCTTGCTGAGCCCTCGATCCAAGAATGGATGCAGGAAAGAAACAAGGAGATGGCCCGATGAAGTTCAACAGAAAAGAGATTGTAGCCGTGTTTGACGCGGTTGCGCCGGGGCTTGCCAGCAAAGAGATTCTGGCCCAAGCTCAGTCCTTCGTATTCTACGGAGGGCGCGTTTACACTTATAACGATCGTATTGCGGTATCCCACGGAATGCCGCAAAACTGGGAAATCGAAGCGAGCGTCAAGGCGCAGGAGCTTCACCGCGTCCTCAAAAAGATCGAACCCGATGAAGTCGACATTTCGCTCGGCGAGGGTGTTTTGATCGTCGCGACCCCACGGACACGTGTTACGGTCAAGGTCGAGGCTGAGATCGCCAAACACCACGAAGGGCTCGGCTTCCCCGAGGAATGGCACCCCATCCCCCTGGGCTTCGTCGACGCTTTCAAACGAGCCACGTTTTGCACAAGCAAGAGCCTGGCGCGGCCCATGTTGATGTTCGTGCACGTCAAGGGCGGAGAGGTTCACGCCACCGACAACCACCGAATCCTGATTCAGAAGTTCAAAGGCAACCTTCCGGAGTTGATGGTACCCGCAGAAGCCGCTGGGCCGTTGGCGGATTTCCATTGTACGGAAGTGGGGACGACCGACGGGTGGGTGCATTTCCGGAATGAGGCAGGAGTGATTTTCTCTACGCGAACGATGGACGCCACCACATATCCGAGTTTCGACAAGATCCTCGACTTCGGTGGGAGCGGAACCGTCGTCGTCCTCCCCCAGGAGATGCGTAGCGGCATTTCCAAAGCGAAAGACATTATCGACCAAAAGGACTCGCTGCCGGTCGTGAAAGTCGAGGCAAGCGGCGGCATTGTAACCCTCTCCGCTGCTGGCCCGTATGCCCAGCTCAAGGAGCGTTACAAAGTGACCTTCAAGGAAGAGGTTTCGTTCAGCATCAACCCCGACCTCCTCGCAGATGCGATTACCATTGGTACGGAATGCACCATTGGCCCGGGCCGGATAAAGATGGAGAGCGTCGAAAAGGGATTTGTCCACGTCGTCGGGACGTATGCACCGACGCTCTCCGTTGGAGTGCAGGAGCGCCCGATAGAAGACGAGGCTCCCGCGAAAGAAGAGAAGCCCAAACGAGCCAAACGCGCTCGCAAGGCGGCTCCGGTAGAGGAAACACCAGTCGAGGATCACGAGGCTCCTGAAAACATGGATGTGGAGTGGTAGGCTATGGGATTCTTCAACGAGAGCGAACTTATCGCGGCCTCGTCTGTTGGATGTGGCCTCACCTGCAATCTCCACCACTCATGTGCTTTACCAAAAATGGGGCTCATGGGGCAAGGTGGGAAGGGTATCTTGATTGTAGGTGAGGCTCCCAGCCTCGAGGACGACCAGAGCGGGAAGCATTTCAGCGGGAAGGCCGGGAAGTTTCTTCGTGATGAGATGGAACTTCACGGCATTGATCTTGATAAAGATTGTTGGTCGATGTGTGCGGTAGGGTGTTGCCCTCCGGCAGGAAGGCAACCGACCCCCGAAGAAGTAAGTTCCTGCCGACCTTGTGTGATCCAAGCGATCCTCGAGAAGGAACCGAAGCTCGTTATTATGCTCGGCCCTTCCGCTGTGCTGAGCGTGCTCGGTCATTCGAACCCGAGGATGGCATCTGGCAACGCTCGGGGATTTCCATTATTCAGAGGAAAGGTGTTTCCGGATAGGACCTTCCCGGGTTCCTGGATCTCAGCCACTTATGCCCCGAAGCACGTGGGCGCGTTCTCCTTCGACCCCGTTGTGGCCGTCACTTGGGGACGTGATTTGGGCAAGGCGATCGAAAGTCTTGAAGGGCCACCAGTGTTGCGCGAAGAGCGATGTCAAATCACCGACGACCCAAACAAGGTTATCACTTTGTTGACGCGGATGCTTGAGAGGAAGAGCTGGTTTGCTTTCGATTACGAGACTACAGGATTGAAACCCCACGGCCCGGGGCACGCGGTCGTTAGTATTGGCGTAGCGCCCACTTCCGAGTGTGCTTTTGCATTCAAGTTAGGGTTTGGTGGGGCGTGGGACGAAGTGCGTGCTTTATGGCGGGTGATAATGGGCGCGAAAGACGCGCCGAAGGTCGCCCACAATATGGGGTTTGAATGGGAGTGGACGAGGGTGTGTTTCAAGGTTATGCCGCAGGGCTTCGCCGGGGATACTCAAGTCTACGCTCATCTGGAGGACAGCATATCTGGGCATTCCTCGTTGAAGGTCCAGGCGTATCTGAAATTCGGGGTCCGCGATTATGTAGGAGATCTCGATAGATACAAAAAGTCAATCCCAATGGAGGCTGAAACCCACGGCGGCAACGCCAAAAACAGAATGGACATAGCACCCGTTGAAGAGATGCTGAGATACAACGCACTCGATGCTCTCTACACTCGGTGGCTTTTCGATCACTATCAAGAAAGGTCAAGCGATGGCGACAGGATTACCATTTACGAATGACGCAAGATGGTTGATGCACAGCGGGTGCATAGCTTCTGCGAAAATGCACGCCCGGGGAATGCACATCGACGTTCCGTATTGCAACCAAACGATTATCGATTTGCGTGAGGAGATGCGTGGAATTGAAAGTGACGCGTGGCGGGGTGTCGGTGGTAAAGAGTGGAAAGCGGCCTACGGCAGAGGGGCGAACTTATCCGACCCAAATCAAGCGCGTCACGTGCTATTCAATGTTTTGCGCCTTGCGCCACCCCGTGAAGAAACAACGTCTACGGGGTTGGCTTCGATAAACAAAGACGCTCTCGAGCAGGTTGACCACCCTTTGACAATCAGCATCCTGGCGTACCGGAAAAGAGACAAAGCAACGGCGACTCTTAAGGGGATTTTACGAGAAGTTGTTGACGGCAAGGTCCATTCGTTCTTCCACGTTTGCGGCTATGAGGGTGGGAGCAACACCGTCCGGACATATCGGACAAGCTCCTCGGACCCGAATCTTCAGAACATGCCGGTGAGAGACCCCGAGATGGGCAAGGTCATCCGAATGGCATTCCGAGCGCCAAAGGGCTGGTGCATAGCGGAGGCAGACTACAGCAAAATCGAAGTTCACGCGATGACTTGGTACCATCACGACCCTACGATGACCCAGTATCTTCTCGGCGACTACGATATGCACAGCGACATGGCGCTGGAGTGTTTCGACCTGACGCGGGGCGAGTACTCGGCGGCATTACCAAAAGACAAAGCAATTCGACAGGAAGCCAAAAGCAACTTTGTTTTCGCTGGATTCTACGGCTCGTATTGGATGCAGATCGCTCCGGCGTTGTGGGGGAGTATGATCCAACAGGATTTCCGCCTTGGGGACGGGACGACCTTCGTAGAGCACCTCCGAAGGAAAGGCATAACTTCGCTCGGATTGCCAAATTCGAGACGGGACAACCCGGCTCCAGGAACCTTTTGCGCCCACATCAAGAAGGCCGAGTACCGGTTCTGGAAGAAACGCTTCCCGGTTTATGACCAGTGGAGACGTGATTGGTACGACGCCTACGTGAAGAAGGGATACTTCGACACCCTCGCGGGGTTCCACCATGAAGGGACTTTCCGAAGGAACGAGGTCATCAACACACCGGGCCAAGGCACCGCCAGCCATTGTAAACTTCGAGGGCTCATTGGGATTACCAAAGCGGTGGCTGAGAAGCGGATGAAAGCGTATCCTAACGGGGAGATCCATGATAGCATCTTGGGCCTCGTACCCGAGAATGAAGTTGACGACTATCTGGCCGTTTGTAACGAACAGATGACGACGAAGGTGATGCAAACTTGGCCTTGGATCACCACACCCATTACCATTGAGGCTGAAATCAGCCCACCAGGAGGAACTTGGTATGAAAAGCGAAGTAGGACTATCTGACGAATCGCGGGAAAAGGCGGTAGCGTCCCGAGAGGCACGACGAGCGGAGAAGGAAGCAGCAAATCTCCGGCTCGAATGGACGTGGAAGTTCGCAGTGGTGAAGAAGTGCAGAGATTGCACAATGAACCAGCGAGCGGAAATTGTCAACTGTACCGTATTGACCTGCGCAAATTGGCCGGGCCGGACGGGGACCCAATGCAGCATCGAGGAGTTGAAGCGTTGGGAGAAGGCTTTCCTCGCCAGCGAGCTCAACCAAGAAATCCTTGGAACCGTAGAATAGACAAAGGGGGAATTATGGAACAAGAACTCTACAAGAAACACCGACCTCGTGAATTCGCTGAGGTCGTCGGAAGCGTTGGGGCGGTCTGCATCGCCCGGAGTATGATTGCCAATAAACGGGTGCCTCACGCTATCCTACTCTGCGGTCCGAGTGGGTGCGGCAAGACCACCATCGGACGTATCATCGCTCGGAAGATCGGCTGCGCGGAGCGTGAGTTCACTGAGCTCGACAGCGCCCAGTTTCGCGGCATTGACACCGTTCGCGACCTTCGGGAGCAAATGGTAATGGCCCCATGCGAGGGCAAGGTCCGAGTGTGGTTGATTGACGAGTGCCACAAGATGACGAACGACGCCCAAAACGCGCTGCTCAAGGCGCTCGAGGATACCCCGTCCCACGTCTTCTTCATGCTCGCCACGACCGACCCCGACAAGCTCATCAAAGCCATCCTCACCCGTTGTACTCGGATTGAGCTCGAGGCTGTCGGCCCCGAGGATGTGGCCAAGAAGGTCCTATGGCCGATCTGCGTCAAAGAGCAACGGAAGGATTTTCCAAAGAAAGTCCTCGTCTATATCTCCGAGCATTGCGGCGGGTCTTGCCGGACGGCCGTCGTCATGCTGGAGGCCGTTTGGACGATGACCGACGAGGATCTGATGCTGGAGGCCGTCAAGGGGATGACCGTCGACGAGGAGATTATTACCAATCTCGGCAAAGAGCTCCTCAACGGTACGCCTTGGGGGAAACTGGCTTCCCGATTGAAGGGCGTCACAGGCGAACCCGAGAGTATCCGACGGGCTGTTCTAGGCTACATGGCCGCGGTAGCCGTTAACGCCGCTGGGAACAAACCACTCGCCAAACGCGCTGGGGAGGTCATGATAGCTTTCGAGAAACCTTATTACGACATCGGTCGGCCAGGGTTGATTCTGAGTAGCATGTATGCCAGCGGAGCGTTATAGAGCTGACGATCGTATAATAGGCAAGGGGGAAAGAGATGAATTTCCAAGAAATGCTGAAAATCGACGAATCAAGACTTGAGCGCGAATGGGCGCTCCAGGCCGGTCAGTACATGACCGTAGCACAAGCAGAAGCTGATGCGAAACGGGCCATTGCCTTGAAAAAGGACAAGCTTGAGGTCGTCAAAGCAGGACGCGCTCGTGCTTTTCGCCTAGAGGCTGAAGCAGAGGGCAAGAAGATCACCGAGTCAAATCTTGACCAAATGGTCACTATTGACGCGGCCGTCATGCAATTGAAGCAGGAGTATATCGAGGCGGTTTACCAAAGCGACATCATCTTTGGGGCGTGCATGGCCATGTCCCATCGGAAGGCCGCTTTGGAGAACCTCGTGACGCTCCTGCTCCGCTCCGATCGTGCAGAACCTCGTATCTCGGCGAACAAAGAGAAGGTCTTCGAATCCGAAGGCCTGGATCGGATGGCGACGCACGCGACCCGTCCGCCTGTGAAAAGAGGGGGGCTTCAGTGAATTTTGACCTCTTACGAAGAGTCGCGATAGTTTTTGTTGCGGTCCCCATCGGGATGTTCGTTGTGTACCTTTTCGCAAGAGTGATCTTTCGCGCTTTTTTCAAAACAAGAGCTGAAATGCTCCCAGATGACAAACAAAACCAGGAGAAGAGATTATGAGCATACCAAAGAAAGAAGATCGTCGGGCTCGTCTACGGATGGACCGAGAAGAACAACGCGAGGCGGTCACGCACGGAGCGTGGTCGGGCGGTTCTGGAACGCTGAAGCTTCCGGCTGGACTTGAGGAATGGAGCCCCGACAAGGAGGGAGTTTACTACCTCCGGATTTGCCCATACCGCGTCACATTGCCAAATCACCCTGATAAGATTCGGGTGGGCAACGGGCATTATCGTCGTCCCTATGGCGTCCACTTTGACGTCGGTGGCTCGGGCCGGGCGGTTGTTTGCTTGAAGGACACGTTCGGAGGGGCTGACGCTATCGACCGGAAGGTCCGCGACCTTTCCCGCCAGTACGACGAGAACGAGGACGCTATCAAAGCTATCCGCGCTCGCCGATTCTGCCTCTTCGCTATTATTGACGTGAAGAACGACCCCAAAAAGGTCAAGATCTTCGCTTGGTCCTATTCGAAGTTTGCCAAGGTGCTCGAGAAGAAGCTGCGCCTTGGGGAGGCGGAAGACCTCGACTTTGCTCAGGTCGACGGCGGCAAGGTGCTGGCGGTGACGATCGTCTCCGAGAAGTTCGAGAAGATCGACTTCCTCCAGACGTTCCAAATCGAGTTCAAGGACGCGAAGGGCTTTACCAACCTCAGCGACGAGATTATCGACCAGATCCCCGACCTTGACGAATGCTTCGAAGTCACCCCCGACGAGGAGATCACCAAACTCTTCGCAGGGGATAGCGAAGAGGCACAGGAGAGCGACGAAACGGAGGGCGGCTTCGGCTCGGACGACGACAAGAATACTGGGTCGGCCCGGGGCGACACAGAAGACAGTGTCGAGGAAGAGGAAGAAGAGTTTCCCGAACCCACAAAGAAGGCCGTCCCTGAGGCACCGGCCAAGCAGAGGAAAAAGAAGGCTCCGGCGGCTCCGGCGGCTCCGGCAGAGGAAGCTGAAGAGGACGATTTCGGTACCTGGTGACGCGTTGCGCCACATGCGGTTACGGGTTCCGTTAGAAAATCCGCAATGGGGTGAGAAGCCCCTCTATTTCCAAATAAGAGGTGAGTATGGCCCGAGGCGAGGTGAAGAGTATCGTTGCGAAACACGTGGAGCAGACGATGGGGGGTAAGGAGGCGGCAGTTTTCGACAGCCCCATCCCGATAGACGAGTGTCTCCCGACGGGGTGTACCATCCTGAACCTGGCCCTTTCTGGCAAGGTGGACGGTGGGATCCGGCCCGGAGCTACGATACACATCATCGGGGACAGCGACACAGGCAAGTCTTTGATGGCATTGACAATCCTGGCCGAAGCCTCACTGAGTCCACGGTTCGACGGGTTCGAGCTCATCAAGGACGATTCCGAGTCAGCGTGCTCATTCCCTATCGCGGGGATGTTTGGTAAACGCCTCGCCGAGCGGTTGAAGAAGCCCGGGAAAGGAGGCGAAAGCAGCTACCTTATCGAGGACTTCTACTTCAACGCTCATCGGTTGCTGGGGGAGGGCAAGAAGGTCGTGTACGTCCTGGATTCAATGGACGGCCTAGAAAGCAATTCCGGCATGGCCTTGTTCAAGGAGAACGCCAAACTTCATGAAAAGGGCAAAGAGATGGACAAGAGTTATGGCGACGGGAAGGCCAAAGTCAACAGCGAGAACCTTCGGAAGCTACGGGGTGCGATCTTGTCGAGTGGCTCCATCTTGGTAATCGTCAGCCAGACCCGCGACAATATGGACGCGTACAGCATGGCCACGCAGACGCACGCCGGTGGTCGGGCGCTCAAATTCAATGCTATGGTGCAGATGTGGCTCGCCCCACGTGGGAAGATCACGAAGTCCCACAAAGGAGAATCCTACCCGATTGGAACCGTAGCTCGTGTTCGGATTTCCAAGAACCACCTCACGGGTAAGTATCTCGACTTCGAGCTGCCGATCTATTACGGCTACGGCATCGACGACGAGCAATGTAGCATTCGCTGGATGTGCGGCGTCGGCTCGGGGTCGGTCTGGGATCTCACCCGTGGAGTGTTGACCACGCGAGCGGAGTTTGGTCTTCTGAAGACGTACCCGCTGGTGGACTTTATCAAAGCGGTGCGCCTAGACCCCGTTACTGCTTCTTCCTTCAAACAGGCGGACCAGAAGGCCTGGGATGATATGGAAGCCTTGTTCCGTCTCCCGGGCCGATACAGTGAGGGCTTATGACACATATCGTAGTGGACGTTTCATTCCTCGGGTACCAAGCCCTTCACACCATGGGAGACCTGGCGGTAGAGGGTGAAAGCACGGGGATCATTTTCAATATCCTTACGCGGATCCTGAGCGTGGGGACGATGTACCAAACCAACAAGTTC